TAGAAGTCACGTCCGCGTGGTCGATGTTGGATGGGGTGCAGCACTTCTTGATGGCCGAGGTAGACGGCGCAGTGGTTGAGGCCCGTGCTGTTGATGGCCATAAGCAGTGCATCACCGTGCTGCAGTTCTTCATCTTCCTCCAGTTCGCGGAAGCCGGTGTCGCGCCAGCACTTATCGAAGTAGGGCTCTGCTTGGAAGTCGTCAGGGTTGTTGCAGCGTTCCCAATCGCGGAGCGTGATGCCATGCTCGGCGTACCAGTCACGGGTGAGGGTCCAGCAGTCGTGGACGCCCCACACCCACTCGCGGCCAATTAGCGGCGCCTTGTAGCCAGATGGCGTGCATTCGCCCCACTGCCCGGTTTTGGGGTTGACGATATGCCACGGCAGTTCGCTGGCCTCACATGCAGCGCGATCCGCCGGTGATGGCGTTGGCGGCGTGACGGGATGGCTATGCACGATGGCGACGATCTCGCCTTGGTCTTCAGCATCCGCCCAATCAGCAGGGTCCAGCAGGAAGAATTGATTCGGGCTTGCTGCAAGATTGCGGCATGGCACATAACGCTTGCGGCCCTTGATGATGACCAGCAGGCCACACGCCTCGCGGGGGTCTTCAGCTTGCGCGTGTTCCAGCGCCTTGTCTTGCCAGGTCATGTGGTATAGGTGCCGACACCAGGGAAGGAGCCAAACGGTAGGTTTGCGTTGGCCCTGAATGTGTAGGACTGATTAGTTGCAAAGAATGTATAGGTGGCTGATGGGATGCCAGTGGGAATGTAAAAAGTCCAAGTGGCGGTTTGATCGCGTATCCCAGTATTTTGCGTTAGGTCGGCAACGGTATTCCTAGTAACAAATGTATTTCTTCCTGATACACCTTTTCGGGTAACACTGCGCACATTTCCTATTTGTGTATAGCGATTAAGAGGCAGCAAGCTACTAGCTATAAACCATCCAACAGAAAGCGACGTAGCTTGAGGGTAATAGACTGATGCTCCGTAAGCAGTTCCGCCGGCAGATCCAACTACTGTAAAAAATTGCGTAAGGTCTACGGTTGAGCTGAGCGTAACCGTAGTGCCTGAAACCGCGACTACTTGGCAATTGGCGGGCAGGTAGTTTCCCACTACAGCCATGCCGGGGGTAATACCCGTGGCGCTTGATACGACAATTTGGGTGTAGTTGCCTTGGATCGTGCCAGTTGTCACCACGCCGGTGCTGGCGGTGGCATTCTGGCTCAACGTCACTAGGGCGCCGCTTACGCTTGCAACGGTCGTACCAGCGGGCAGGCCAAAGCCTGTGACTGGATCGCCAGCGCTGAATGAGCTGGCCTGCGTAAGCGTAAGGATATTGCTGCCAGCTGTTACTGAGCCAGTGCGGTACTGCTGCTCAAAGCGCAGCTCACAACTGCTTAGTTGCTTGCCGCAAGCGTCTTCGGCCAGTGTCGTCACGGGCTGATTGTTGGTGTTGAAGTATGCGTTGCCGACATAGCCGCATTCGGGGCCACGGTATTTCCACTGACATACGTTGCTGACGCACTGACGCTTTGGTGCGCGAACGCCGATTAGATCAAATACTGCTGCTAGTTCAAACTCGATAACGTCTCGGGTTTCAACTACCTTGCGGTCAACGTAGTAGATCTCGCGTGGAAACTCTGCTGTAGGGTCTTCGGTTGGGTTGGTTGGATCTAGCAATATAGAGCTGCTATCTTCCAGCAACAATGCAAAGCTATCTTCTGTTAGCAGGATGTCACCGCTGACTGGAAAGTTTGCGCCGTCTAGGTAGCGGCCTAAGGTGCGGATGCGCGTTACCTTGGCGCCTTCTAGCCCATTGGGCAGCGTCAGAATTAGTGCTGTGATGGTGCCAAAGATGTTGCTAATACGCAACTTAGGGCGTGGTAGTTGTCCTTGCCCGCTGTACTCAAATCCCTCTGCTTCAAGGGGGAAGCGCATGTAAGCTTGGCTATTCCAGATGATGTCGCCATTGTTGCCCGTTGCGTTGACGCCAGCATGGAAGCGGTATGTTTCGTTTACGCCGTGTTGCGCTGCGTTTAGCTCCAGCTCAAACAGCTCGATAAGTGCGCCGGGTGCAAACGCCTGTAGCGCACTAACTGGTACGGTCACGGTTCGTACACGCGGCGGAAGGTCGCTTGGATGGCGCTGTTGTTGAAGTTACTATACTGCGTGCTCCACTCGGCGCACACGACCCTGATGGACTCGGCGCTTATAGGGTCGGTCCAGGCAAAAGCGGTTACGGCCTTGGCGCCGCGGAGGTAGTTGCGAATTAGATCGCGCTCGGTGTTTGTGCGATTGTTGAAGGCGAGGCGCCACTCCTCCTTCTGGGGGCGCAGACCAAAGGTCATGCGCTGCCTGTAACCGTCGCCAAACTGCGTGGTGCGGGACTGGGTTTCGTAGGACTTGGCTGCGGCGTAGTCGGGGATGTAACTGAAGGCGGTTGAGGGGGCTGCAGGAAGCGTCAGGTTGGGGCCGCCGGGCACGTACTGCAGCTCAAACTTCGCCGTAAGCGTGTTGAGGAAGCAGGAGTCGAGGCTGGTTTCCCAGGCAGTGCAGATGAAGGAGCCAGTTTCGTTGAAGGGGGTTGTCCATTGGAAAGGCTCGCTGCCTCCACCCGCCTCTAGAAAGGCGGAGATGTTGTTGCGGTCGGCAGCGGTGCGGGCACTGAAGCTGAGGTCCCACGTGTCTTGCAGCGGGTTTATGCCGAAGGTGGTGCGCTGCTCGTAGCTAGGGAATGCGGTGCGGCTGGCGCGAGGCTGGCTGCTTTCACTAAGCGGGAAGCTAGGTAGGTAGGGAAAGACTTGCATTAGCTGTTGCGGGGCTTACGCCGATAGGAGGCCGCCGGGGCGACGCTGTTTGATTAGCTCCTCTTGAACCGCTTGGGAGATTACGCGGCCGAGCTGGGCGCCCTGGTTCTGGTCGCCGGCCACCTGGCTGTTGCCCGAGGCATCGACGTTGACGACGACGTTAGTTGTACCGCTACCGTTGCTCGCCACACCGAGCTTACCGTCGGCGCCACGCTTGAGCGGCATTATTGCCTCGGGGCCGGCCTCGCCCATAAGGCCGGTGCGGGTTGTTCCACCGTTAGCGAATTTGAACAGGGTCGGCTTGCCTACGACGCCGCCCATGGCGTAGGGGACGATGTTGTTCTTGGCGAAGGCGCCACCCATGGCGTAGTCCGAGGTGGGATTCATCCGGCCTACTGCGCCCATCCAGTCGCCGCCGGGCGCACTAGGACTAAGCGAAGCACCGCCGCCGCCTATGGCGCCGAGTATCTGCATGATTACGCGCTGAATAGTTAGCTGCAGGATCATGCGTGCGCTCTGCTTGAGTATTTCGGCGGCAAACTCGCGGAAATTTGCCGTGCCGGTGGTTACGAGGCTGAATAGGGTGTCCTCGATGCCCTTAAGGCCGCTTTGGGTGAGTTGTGCGGCGGCCTGATTCATTGTGCCGAGAGATTGCACGTATTGCTGAACGCCGGTCTGGAAGCCCGCGCCAAAGCTGTTGTTGAATTGTGTTTGAGCGTCGTACAGCTGCTGTAGCAACACGATTTGGCGCTCGTAGGCGGTATTTATGGCGAGCACTTGAGACTCGTCGCCTGGGGTTACGCCGGTCAGGGCGGCGTCTCGCGCAATGCGTGCCTGATCGAATTTCTGCTCTAGAGCGATGCGCTCTTCTGAGTAGCCCTTGAGTACGAGGTCGAAGCGCTTGGTTTCCAGGGTTATGGTTTTTTCGAGTTCGTTGTTTTGCGTAGTTAGCGAGGCAGTAAGTGCGTTTATTTGCTTCTGATTAAAGGCGGCGTTAAACCTATCTCTTTGAGCAGTTAGGTTTGCAAGAGTAGCTTCCGCTTGTGTTACATCTAGGCCAGCTAGGGCAACGTCGCCTGTGTCTGTGACGTTGCGGCGTTGCTGGGCGGCGACGCCGGTGGCTTGACGGCCGCCGGCCGCAGCCGTAGGGCGCACAAAATACCCCCCTCTAAAGTAATCAAGATCGGGGTAGTTGCCTGCAGTAAGTCCGCGTTTGCGCGATTGATGGAAAACGTTATTTCCGCCGGTATAGACGCCGACGTGTGGGGTGTCGCCTGGTCGGCCGGTTGCGACAATATCGCCTGCTCGAATCTTGCTCCAATCAGTCATTACTTGGCCTGACTTTCTTACGGTGTCCGCCCATGCCGTAACACCAGGAAGCGTAATACCGAGAGATTTGTAAAAGGCCTTAACCGACTCCGAACACATGTTCGCAATGCCGGTGAACTTTGAAGCCGCTGTGGTTGCGCTGCTAAGCTGCTGAGGTGTGAAACCTCCAATGCTCGGTACTCCGGTGCTACTGGACAAGCCGGCGCCGGCGGTTACTGTGGCCATTTGCTGTGCGCCGCTTAGTTTTTGCTGGGCGGCTGCCACAGCGTTCATGGCGGTAAGGATGCGGTTTTCGTAGTCGAGGCTGCGTTGGCGGCGTTGCTCTTGGATGTTTGCAGCTTCGCGCTCAGGACCAAAGAGCTTGTTGATGCGGTTTTGCGCCTCGATGTCGGTCAGCTCCTTGAGCAGGTCAAAGCGCTGGCGGTCCAGGTCTTGCTGGTGCTGGAACACCGTGTCAGCAACACGAATCTGCTGCTGCATGAAGCTCTCTAAGTAGCGCTGCTGGTCCGCGGCAGCGGTTGCAGCATCTCGCCTTGCTTTCTCTGCAGCCTTGTCTTTTGTGTCTTCGCCTGCAGGGCTGGGGAAATTGGTGGCAGCGGCTGCACGCTCTTTATCTATTTGTGCTTGAGGCTTGAAGGCACTTGGGGCTAAGTTTGCTATCTCTTCGGCGTTTTTAATCTGCTGCTTTTTGAGGTCTATTTGCGCTCTTGTTAGCTGGGCAAACAAAGACGGAACATAAAACGATTTACTTACTTGCTCAAGGGGTTTTAACTCTTTGCGCAATCTAGCTGCAGTGTTTCTTTGGAACTCTACAGCTGCAGTAACTGTTTCACGCGATGCACCTGTAAAGCGGCGCTCAGCCGTCATAATGGGTGTAGGGCCGGCATCACCAACTGGATTGCGCTCTTTTTTAAGTCTCTCTAACTCGGCTTTTGCCGCCATCAGTTGCGTAAAGTTTTTAATTAAGATGTCTACAGTTACGGTGATTACACCTATAGCGGCTAGGCTTTTTAGTACCCCAGACAGTCCAACTAAGGCGCCTCTAAATCCTGCAACTTTGGGAGTAGCTGCAGCTGCATAATCTCCAGTTATCTTGACTCCTGTAGCAGCGCCTGTAAACCAGCTAGCTATGTTGAGTGCGGTTAGGCCGGAAGCTGCTGCCTGTAGGCCTTTGAGAGCCAGCGCAACTGCGCCCATTTGCAGCGCAAATCTGGCTAGACCCCCTACGGCCTCGTTGGTAGTGAAGAAGCTGAGTGCTGCGGCGAGTGCCTTGGCGCTGCCTACTACTGCGGGGGTGATCTCGCTTATGAAGGCGGCGAAGGCGCCCTGGAGTTCAGCTCCTAGGGGCTGCAACGCCTTGCCGACCTCTAGGCGCATTGCCTGGAACGCCACGGTTAGGCGGGCGCCTGCGTCCTGGGACGAGCCAGCGATTTCAAGCGCGGTGGTGCCGTAGCGCTTGCTTGTTAGGTCAAGGAACTTCATCAGGTCGTTTAGGCCGACCTCGCCTTGTTCGAGGGCCTTTTGCAGTTCGGGGCCGGTCTTGCCGGCGGCCTGGGCGAATAAGGTGAACGTGCCAGGCAGGCGCTCAGCGATCTGGTTTAGTTCCTCTGCGCTGACCTTGCCTTTGGAGAAGACCTGGGTTAGCGCTAGCAATGCGCCGTCGACTTGCTCGGCGTTGCCGCCTGTTGCTTTGATTGCCTCGCTCATGGCGCGGAAGGCAAAGCTGGAGTCGGCCACCGTTCCACCGGCACCGATCACGGCGGCGCTCAGGCGGGTGAGGCCGCGGGTCGCCTCTTCTTGCGGGATGTTGAGGTCGCGGGTGGCCGCGGCCGCAGAGCGGATCGCCTGGTCGTAGGCCGCCTGGCTGCCAACTACGCCGCGCAGGGCGATCTGCAGCTTGCCGATGCTGGCTGCGTAGTCCGCGGTGCCGGCCAGCTGCTGCCGGAACATGCCAACCTGCGCACCAGCGGCAGCACCGGCGAACGCGCCGCCCGCTGTGCCGATGCCCGGCAACGCGGTGCCCAAGACCGCGCCACCTACGCCACCAAAGAAGCCCTCGGGACCACCAAAAATGCCGCCACTTATGGCAGCGCCGCCGGCCTGGACCAGCTGGCCGGTGGAAGGGGCGCGGCGCTGACGCCTTTCCCGCCTGCCCAGCTCGCGCTCAATTAAGACCTGCTGCGCTTCAATGCTCTTGTTTACCTGTCTGTACTCTGCGTCAACAGGTGAAAGGTCAGCTTTGAGTGCATCAAGTGCTCCACCTAGCTGTCTTATGTCAGTAACGCTACGCCGACTTAGTGCGCCAAATTGGGTTATAGTTGCATTTAGCTTAGTGAACTCATTATTAGCTGCGGGGGAAGGGCCGCCACCACCGCCTCCAGGGGGTACTGGTGGTACAGGGGGCACGGCGCCGCCGGTTACTCTCGGCCGCATGAACCCCTGCTCAAACTGCTCCATCTCTCTGTCTAGGTAGCCGTACCGGCCACCAAGCAGCGGCGAGACAGCGTTGCGTATTGCGCCTCCGATTCCGCTAACCGACTGACGCAGCTTTTGACCACCGCTGCGGACTGAATTGAGGTCTTTCTGTACGACCTCTCCTAGCGTCGCTTTTATCTCTGACAGCTCTTGCCCTACCCCGGCGCGTAGTTTTGTAAACGCGGCGCCGGGAACGCTTACAAGCTGCACGGCGGCAGTGCTTAGTGCCGCGGTGGTGTTGCGAGTTTCTGACAGGTTACGGGCCAGCTTGCTTGCGGACAGTTGTGCGCCGCTGCTAACGACACGGCGGATCGTTTCGAAGGAGCCAGTTTCTCCGTTCCAGAAGTTGTCTACTGCCTTGCGGTAGGTGCTTATGGCCTCGGTGACGGAAGCGTTAGCGGCGCCGCGGCCGAAGGATTGGGTGCGGCCAGCCCCTAGTTGGCCATCGGTAGGGAAGGCGAACTGCGAGCCTCCCATTTGGTAGGCCATGCCGGGCATGGTCCGCTGCAGCGGGGCAGGCTGTGCAGCTGCGCCAAATAGGGGCAGCGAGGCGGCCGAGGCGGTGGGCCGCTGGAACGTGCCAGGGGAGATGCCGGCCCTGTAGGCGGAGGCGATAGCACCCCCTGCGGTTTGTGGACCGGAGAGCGGGCCAACGAAGGCGCCGGTTCGTGAGACGGCCTTGAATGCTTCAGCGCGGATGATCTCCTCAAGGCCCGCGCCAGGGATGCCAGGGGTTCCCCTGAGGCCTCGGCGCTGCTCGGCGGGCAGGAATGAAGGCGATACGATGCCGCCTCTCTCGTAGCTACGCCGGTACGCCGCCAAGGGCAGAGCTGCTGAGCCTGTGACCCCCTCGCCCATGAGACGGGTAAGGGGCAGGAAGGCGGAGGTCTTAGCTGAAGAGCGGGCGAGGAAAGATTGGAGTTTGTCAGCTACATCGGAGACGGGGCCCACACTGGCAGGAAGGCCGGCTCTGCCCGGCGTCGCTGTTACGCCCTTAATTGCGAGCTGTACCCTTGCTTTCAGGCCTTCGATGCCTTTGATAATGCCGAGTCCAATGCCTTGCCCAATCGGGACGCCGATCTTCTCCTCTGACTCGCCGGAGGGGCTCTTGATTCGGAAGGCCTGCTTGTAGGCGGTAATTAGTTTATCGGCAAAGCTCTTTGCACCGGCAGCTGTGGCGGCGGAATCTGTGGCGCCCTGCGCGACCCCTTCAGCAACAGAGCCACCAATTTCGGTGCTGCGTTGCTTGAGGTCTACGCCGCGGCCCCCGGCATTGAACGAGGTAGCGATGTCGTTGAGTACCTCACTCGGTTTACGGCCCATGAACTGCTGCTGACGGGCCACCCCGGCAGTAGCTAGGCCTGTGATTTGCTGGTACAGCGGGGATAGCTGCTGCTGCGTGTTGAAGCCGAGTGCCTCCCGAGCGGCGGCTGTTTGCTGCTTGAGGATGTCAAGGCGGTTTAGCTCGCGCTGGAAGGCAGCGGCCTCTTTTTTGTCTTGAGCGTCTACGCGGGCCAGGTCTTGCGCAGCTAGTTGATCCTTCTGCTGATCTAGTTGTGCGCTTACTTGCGCTTCGTATTCGTAAAGGCTGCGTTTAGCGTTAAGCAGCGCATCGACGGAAGCGAGGCTGCTCGCGTCAGCAGTATTAAGTGTGGCGTTTAGTGCAGCTACTTGCTCTTGGGCATAGGCAGGGTTACGCGCTCCAGAGGCAGTAAAAGGGTTAGTGCCCTGTGCTGTAGCTATACGGGCTTTATCCGCGACGTTGGTATAGGCGTTAGCGAGTTGTTTTAGTTGCTGCTCAAGCAAACGCACTTGCGTGGCGTTTTGTGCGTAGGCGCGAGAGCCCTCTGTTGTCGTCTGATCAAGCTCAAGCATCTCGCGGCGGAGCTGACCGATCACTTCTGCCAGGTTTTTCTGGCTGGGGATGAGGGTGCCGGCATTGAGATCGGCTAGGAGGGCTGCCCCAAAGCCTTGGGTCGCTGAGGTAACGTCACGCTGTACCGCGGCCAAGCGCAGCTGCACCGCTATGTAGGTTTCTGTGTTCCTGTAGGTGTTAATTAGGCGCTCGTTTAGCTCACCCAGCTCCTGGCTTAGGCCAGCGGTGGTGTTGGGTAGGTCGCCTAGGCGTCCAGATATACGCTCGGCCGTTAAGTATCCAGTTCCCGTAAGATCCGCACTGTTGAACGTTGCAGCACCTGTGCGAGCACCTTCACGCCCTGTACGCGCAGTCTCTTGGAATTGTATTTGGCGCCGCGCAGCTAAGGAAGCGTTTAATCGTTCTTCTATGGCAAGCCTTTCTTGCTGTGTCGTTGCTGCCTGCCGTGTCTTCTTGTTTAGTAGGTCAATAGCATCTATTTCTTGACGGAGTGCTGCTATACCATTGTTAATAGCGGTCAGTTCTTCGCGAGCACCTGCTGATGTGCCAGCGCGGGCGCGTGAAAGCGCACTGTTAAGCCTGTTGCTGACATCAGCTAAATTAGTTAGACGCGCTTCTACTGCTTGTATGTCAGTGCTGAATTGATTAAAGGCTGTAGAGGAATCTCTTGTCTGCGCCCTTAGTGCGATGAGAGCGGCGCGTTGTTGCTGGAGCGCCGCTACGTTTTGCGTACCAGCGGCAGTGCTGGACAGCACTGCGTCGCGCTGCGCCATGATGCTGCGCGTAGCGCCTTTGCTCTCCTCATCGAGCCTCTGAAGCTCGGCAGAGAGGGAGCGGTAAGCTTCGCTGCTTAGGTCTACTTGGCTGCGCAGCCCTTTGAAGGCGTCAGTTAGGCCCTTGTTTACGGCCTCGGTATTGCCCGCCTTCTTAGCGAAGTCGAGCAGGCTGTCGCGGGCGGAGAGGATGTCCTTTTCGGCCAGGTTGGTGACCTTACCTAGCTCGCGGAAGGAGCCCTTTATTTTGTCGAGGGCCTCGAAGCCTTCGCCAACTAGGCGAACGACAATATCCTCAACCTGCTTAGCCACGCTACTTATCCTCGCTCTTGCTCAGCTCGCTTAGGGCTGCGGACTCCATCACTTGAAGATCCTCCAGCATCGCGGCGCGGTCCTTGATGCAGTATAGGTCGAACAGGCCACCGGACATGAGCAGCACGTCGTACTTCAGGCCTAAGTAGCCGGCCATGGTGGTGTTCCACTGCGTTTGCATACGCAGGAACATAAGCACCGTGTCCCAGTTCTCCTCCCAGACCTCGTAAGTTGCGCCGTCGGGCGGCGGCGCAGCGGGTAAGCGGAGACCGAACGCTGCCGCGTCCTCGCTGCTTTTGTCCTCTTCCCGCTTACCGCCTTGCGCCCAATACCTAGCGGCGCCGCTTAGTTTCCCTGCTTAGCGCCGTCGAAGGTCTCGGTGTAGGCCTTGAGGACGCCGCGAATCCAGTAGGGGTCGTCACTGAACTCCTTGAGGGCTTCGAGGGAGAAGGGCACTGCTTTGCCTTCTTCGTCGTCGATTCCGTCCCACGCAAGCACCACAGCCTTGAGCAGAATAAGATCCCCCTTCTCGCTTAGGGTTGCGAACTCCTTACGGCCCAGGCGCTTGAAGGTGATGTCAAAGGTGCTGGAGTCGAAGATGCCGCCATCTGCGGGCTCTTCAACGGTTACGGGCCACTTGAAGGTCTTGACCTTTTTGCGAACGAAAGACATAAGTTTTAGGCGGGCATAGGCAGCGTAGCGCATAAAGAAGCCACTAAGCGGCGCAGCTTGGAGGCGGCGCAACTTAGCGGCTTAGCGGCGAAGTGGCGCGGCCTAGGTGAAGGCCAATGTGAACTCGTCGTTGCCGCTGGCGCTGGGGACTGAGGTGTAGGGCAGGTTGAGCATGGCGATGCCGTCGGTGTCGCCGTAGCTGGGGTCGCCGAGGTCGGCGCGGGCCGCAGTCAGGGTGACGCGGTTGCCAGCTGTGGTGCCGTGCAGGAAGGTCAGGTTACCCGTAGTTCCGTCGGTCAATGCGGCGCTGAAGTAGTCCTTGGTGGCGATGGTCACCGCCTCAATCATCACCGTGCCAGTGACGTTGCGCTGCGTGATCAGCACTTCCTTAGTGCAACCAACCAATTCGCGGTAGACAATGGTGTTGCCAATGTCCAAGCTCACTGACTGGAGGCAGCCAGCGTAGCTGAAGAACTGATAAGCCGAGGTGTTGCCCTGCTTGAAGATCAGCGGGGTGGCTTGGGCGGAGTAGGTGACAGCAGGGGCGGCTGTGTCCGTGGGCGGAACGTAAATGCCGGTGAGAGTGAACTGGATCGACGGGATTTGGCCGACTTCAGCGTTGAGGGTGAAGGTGCCGCGGGCGCCTGTGACTTTGTGGAGTACGCCGTCCAGGTTGTAGTAGATGGTGCAGCTGCTGAAAGCGGTGCTGACGGGCGCGTAGGTTGCCGAAGTTGAGGCGACCAGCGTTTCGCTCATTCCGCAGGCCTGCAAAGCTGCGCCGTAGCGAGGAGCGGTGCCGGCGGTGCCGGAGCCTGCCAGCTCGACCGTGAACTGACACTCAACGCGGGTATTGGCGAGCAGCTGCTCAGAGGCGCCGAGGTAAGCGCGTACCAGGTCGCGGCTAACTACGTCGCTCTGCAGGGGCGTAACGCTGAGGTCACGTACCAGCACGGCATCGGTGCCGGCGGGAACAATGTCGGTGCCATAAGTGCTCTCCTTCTTAAGGAGGATCAGGCGTTTCCGAGATAGCAAGGCCATGGGTTGTTCCTCTTAGAGGGAAGCGGGTTTGGTCCGCTCAACGAGTGTGCGGATACCTGTTGCAGGGTCTAGGAGGTAAGAGCCCCCCTGCCCGTGAAACTCATCAACAACGCTAAACGCGGCGACTTCAACTAGGCTGCGCTGCTTCACTAAGTCGTGCTGCGGCGCTAGGTCGTGCTGCGCCACTTCCGGCGTAGGCGACGCTATTAAGTCGTGCTGCGGCGCTTCTTCCGGCGCAGGCTGCGCTACTTCAGTCTTAGCCATGCGATTGCGTGGTAACTAGGTTTGAGTCTAGGCGGCGGCGCTTGCATAGCTTCGCTATGGCGAAGCGGCGCAGCTACACACTCAGGTCACTTACGGATGTGCGGTAGAGGACGCGGTAGGTGCAGTAGATGACGCCTACGGGGGTGTCGGCCTGTTCGAGGGTGAACTCTGTAGGCCCCGGCTGTACGTCGATGCACAGGCCGCCTAGGGTCAAGTCGGCGACGATCTTGGCGTGGAGCGACTCGATTATGGGGTCGGCGGTCTGGTCTGGGACGTTGGCGCGGACTATTACGACGACGCGAACGGTGAGGGTGTGGTCAAGGGTTGGCAGGCAGGTGTTCTGCTCGACCACATCGTTTACTGGTTCGAGGACCAGGGCGGGGGATTCGGCGCGGGCCACCGGCTCGACGCGGCTTCGGTAGATGCGGGTGCTAACGCCTGTAGTACCGGTTAGCGCTGTAAATAGCGCCTGCATTATGCTTTCGCGCTTGGTGGCCACTAGCGCACCTCGGTGGCGACGAGGCGAGCACGGCCGAGGGTGATGTCATCGTTGCTGCTGTGGTTGGCGATGAACAGTGCTACTTCATCGTTGGCGGCCATGCTGATCATCCAGTTGGTGACCAACTTGGCTTCCTCGTTGCCCGAGCCGGTGAGGGCGCGGCACTCAGTTTGATCTATGGCGGTGCCATTCTTGGCCAACTTGATGCCGAGGACCTTGTTGTTGCCACTGACGGTCTTGGCGTCGATGCTGCCATAGATCTGCATCAGCTTGGTGGCGCCGCTGGTGTTCTTGACGGCGAAGGTGTTCACAGTGCCAAGCGTCATGCCGTTTGCGGTGGCGCTGTCGAAGGTGCCAGTAAGTCCCGTGCTTACGTACACGCCCTGCGTAACTATGTCAATGGTGCCGCTGTCCATCTTGCTAACCTGGCCGCGCACAAGGTCGGTGTCAGCGAGGCTGTAGTACGGCAGTGAGGACCAAGCAGTCGATCCGGTGCCGACTTTAAGGCGCAGAGTGTCCGTCTCGGCAGCAACCTCACCTAGCAGCAGTGTGGGGTTAGCGGCGGTCCAGGCGGCGGCGGTGCCACGGCGAACTCTTATGCGAGCTGTGCTGCTCATAGGACCCCGCCGCCGTCTAGATCGTTGCCATCAATGTAGGCGGAAATGGGCGAGCCACCGTCGATTTCGGGGTCGAGCTGCGCGATGCCTAGGTCGTCGATAGCTGCATCAGGCCCGTTGGCGTCTATGGGGGTGAGAACGGTGGTGTAGGGCACCTCAGTTGAGCGCTGCAGGCTTAGCTGGACGAATACGCCGTCGGTGAGGAGGACGGCGGCGCGGACTTCGTAGGCGGCGCCGTTAACGGTGAGCTGGGAGCCGTAAAGCAGGCCGCCAAACTTGGAGGCCTCGCAGGTGACGGTGTAGTCGGTGCTGATTATTTGATTGTCGAGCAGGATCTCGCTGGGCATGTCGAGGATGCCCGTACCCGTGACGGCGCCGGCAGTGACAGTGACACCGAAGTCAGCCAAGTAGATGGAGGGGTCGTCGGTCAGCATAGGTTTTTGCCACGGGTACAGCCTAGCTACCGCAGCACACAAGAAAGCCGGGGCCGTTGGCGCAGCACCCGGTAGGCGTGGATCAGGTCGCGAGTAAGCGTGGCTGCTTAGTCGGGGACACTACGAGGGCAGGGTCAGATGTCAGGGAACTGGGCGGTGGGTGGGGTGAAGTTAGCGGTGTAGCGGGCTACGCCCTTTGTTACGCGAAGTTCGTCTATGTAGCCATCAAGATAACCGGTGTCAAAAACATACCCATCAACACCTATGGAGGGTCGGTTACTTCCGCAGGTATAGTTTGCGGAGTCGGCGGTTGAACCCCGATTAGTGCCAGATATATACAAGGTTAATGTTGCCCCGGTTTTTACTAACGCTAAATGAGTCCATGTAGCAGTTGAAAGATTTACTGAGCTATGTATAACCACTCCAGCATACCTGAAGATTTGAACTTGGCCTGTATCGCTAGCTCTTATCCTAATGCCATCCGTAGCGGGGGAGCCTAGCGCCAAAGTGTCGTAAAAACTCTGACTTTTTAGGCTATTAAGATAAACAAACATTTCAATAGTAAAGTCTACGGTGCCCATCGCCAAAGCATTATGGGTTCCAGAGATATTGATCCCATCACCGTTGCCATCAAAAGCAATACTGGCCCCACCAAATTTGCTCTGCGCCGTGCTGATCTGCGCGTTGCCCACAGCGATAACGGTTTTAGGTGTGGGGCTGTTGTCAGTGATGGTTGTGCTGCCGTTGGTTCCGTTGCCGTGAAGCAGCAGAGACACACTTCCAAACTGCGGATCAACCGGCGTCTTCTCAGAACCTGTAATAACCCAACTCATGGCACCATCCTCCAGGCAGTAGTAGTGGCAGTGTCTAAGCAGTTGAGGTAGTTCATATCGCGTACCTCACGATGACAATGCCGGAGCCGCCAGCGCCTCCTAATGCTCTAGTAGAGCCAGTGCCGCCACCTCCTCCGCCAGTATTTGCTAAGGCGTCAGACCCAGCAGTAACAAGATTTCCTAAAAAATTAAAAATTCCACCGTTTCCACCTCCACCCAATCCACCAGTGCCAGCAGAAACTGTCCCGCTAATATTAGCGATGCTACTGCCACCACCGCCAGCTCGATAAGTAGCAACGCCAGTAATTAAAGATTGAACGCCAATTCCGCCATTGCCGCCAACAGTTGCGGAAGCGTTTGCAGGAGTCACTCCTAACCCACCAGCTCCACCGCCGCCGCCAGCAACATAATTCCCGGACGCCCCTGGCGAATTACCACCAGCGTAACCTTGATTCGCTGTTCCTGCTGATCCAGCATGGGTGCTGGCATTTGAGCCGGATGCACCGCCGCCACCCGATCCACCAATTGATGAAGTAACTAAGCCCCCGGTGCCGCCACCAATCGCTCCACGTCCACCGCCGGTAGATGTAATGGTAGCAAATGTTGAGTTATCTCCTGCTAATCCTATTCCAGCTAAATTATCACTGATAGCACCTCTACCACCAGCGCCTACAATTACCGTGTAGCTTTGCGGGGTAAGAATGAGGGGGGACTCAGCAGAAGATCCACCTCCAGAGCTTTCTCCAAAAACACTGGAGCGATAACCTCCAGCTCCGCCTCCAGCTCCAGAGTAACCGCCACCACCACCACCGCCAGCAACAACTAGATACTCAAATGTGCCCCCACTTACCACATTTAGCGATGTGGTACCAACGGTCTTAAATTCGTGGACGCGGTAAGCAACGCCGGCCACTTCAATGTAGTAAACATTGTCGCCGCCTTCGGCCCAGGTGCCCATTCCTTTGCGAAACACCACCTTTCCCGGTACATAAATAGGCATCACGTCACCTCTTGATTAGTGTTATAGGTTTCGGTGTTGGTCATGGTATTGCTACTCCAAATGCGGTGATAAGTGCTGACACGCGAGCATCCAGCAGAGCGAGGTCTAGAGATTCACCTATTGAGTAGAAGGCTAGGCGGGCGTTGGTAAAGAAAGAAGCTGGATTAGTAGCAAAGACAAAAACGTTTCCTGCGTATGGCGTTTCAGACGTTACGCTTGCACTGTAATTTGTCGCGCTGGCTCTGATTGTGTAAGACGAAGCAGTTGTGCGAGAATGGCCAGCAAAGCCTGTTACGGCGGCCGAAACAGGGGAGTTGTTTGTGCCATTACGGTTTCGCGTACCAAACGTATTGTCAGACCCTATGACAATATGAGTTGTACCCGTATCAGTAACTCCAGCACCTATATATATTCTTGCCGTCCCAGGAGATGGCGATGTTGAAATCCAGATGGCTTGGTGGTTGTTGTTCTGCGGATCAACATTGTTATTCCGGTTGCTATTTAGATACTTCGTGCTGCCATTCCCCACCAGCCCCGTCTTTCGGTTGTAATCACCAGACACAAACGGGCCGTTGTTCGTCGGCGCAGTTCCCGCCAGCGGAATTAAAGCACCAGCCAAAGTACGCGCTCCACTAAGGATGCAGCTTGCCTTAATGGCTGACCAGGTGTTGTCCAGTTTGCAGCCGACCACGAAGTCGTTGATGGCTTTGCCGACACCGAACTCCAACAGTTGACCATCAGCCGCTTCCACCGCATTGACGTATGCAATGGCGTCGGCATCAGTCATACCGTTGAAGCCCGGCTTGACGATCAGCGTCATACGCCCTCCTCAACCGGCGGAGTAGTGTCGTTGTCTAGTGGGATTCGGCGCTTATACGCATCCCGTAACACGCAGAGGTTGTAACAGAGACCGCTGATTGCAAGTACTTTCAAAAAAGTTGCGTCCATGTCACACCTCCGGCTCGGGTTCGGTAGGAGCACTGTAAGGCGTCCCGTCAGCATTGAACTGTGGCGGGATGGGGCCGGTGTAGTAGGGGCCAACCTTTAGGTCTTGGCAGACTTTGGTTGCCATGCTGGTGGCGTATTCCTCCACCACTTCCTCAGGGGTCTTACCCTCCAGGGAAGCCGTGGCGATGATGCCAGGGGCCAGGGTGTCGTCGATTGTGATTGTGAATGAAGCCATGAGGATTAAACTCCGATTACGGACCAGTTAGCGCCGTTGTACCAACAAAGGGCAGCGGCAGCCCCACCACCGGCAACAGTTGTGCCGACAGCAGGGGCAGTTGCGTCAGTGACGCGGGCAACCATGCCAACAGCAGGAGTGCCGGGCAAGGTAGCAACAGTTAGAGCAGTGACAACACGAACAGAACCAGTGGTGTCGAGCGCCAGCCTTGCGATTGAATCAGTGTGAACTTCAACGGTGCGAGCCGTACCACCACCGGAGCCTTTCTCCGTGCCAATGCGGAAGACGTTGGATGACCACTCCAACTTACCTAGTTCGTAGTTGGTGCCGCTGGTATAAGTGTTGTAAACGCGGAAGGTTTGGGCGCTAGTGGTGTTGCGTAGGGCGAGGGTGTTGGCGGCGTCGCGGAATAGGCGCGTGTCTTGATTCCACTCAAGACTGTAAGCACTGGAAAAATTGAAAGTGTTACTGGATACAGTTGCAGCAAGCGTGCCACTACTGCCAAATAATGCAAGTGTTCCAACCCAGTTCCCGACGCCCGCCGTTGATGGAGCAACAGTTGTTGACGCCCCAAAAGATAATGTTCCTTCTTTGGTAAACTTTGCTTGGCTCGTTCCGTTCACCTGCAGATCCAGCAGGTTCCCCGCAAACCCACTCGCTGCATTAACACCAAGGCCCGTGCCAACAGAGCTCCAGCCAGTGGATGTGGTGCCCGTGGGCTCGATTAGCAGGTGAGGCTTGGTGGTGGTAGCAGTGCCGGTTATGTACCAAGTGCCAGTGAAAGCCTTAGCTGGTGCAGATGCAATACCAGCAGCGTTATAGCTGTTGATGAACCTGCCAGAGCTGGTCAGGATGCTGCCGTCATAGGTCAGCGTTGATGCCCCAGCATTAACCCCAGCATTGTTATAAAGCAGTTGCCCACTAGAGCCTGCAACTAATGCGACGGTGCCAGTGGCATTTGGGAAACTGATCGTGCGGGCTGCTGTGGGCGTTACCGTCTGGAGCGTGGTGGTAAATGTGCCACCGTCATTCAGTTCTACGTCGCCGCCAGCGGTCAGCTTGTTGGTGGTCTTGTTGAACAGCAGTCCAGCGTCGCCGCCGAAGGCGCCAGCGTCGTTGAATTGGACTTGCGTGTCACTGCCGCCAGGAGGGCTGCCTGCTGTTGCAAAGGTGCCATCGGCTCGCAGGAATGTGGTCGTTCCACCGCCGCTGCTTGGTACTAGGCCGGCATCGGTGCTGGTGAATAGCGGCAGAGTTACATCCGTACCGGTGGAGCTGGCAAGTAGCCGCGTGGATGCCGTGTAGCTCAGGTCGGTGCTACCACCGGGAGGTGCTGCGAACGTACCATCGGCGCGTAGGAAGTTGGTGGTGCCACCGCCGCTTGAGGGGGCTAGGCCTGCATCAGTGCTGGTAAACAGCGGCAATGTGGCATCAGTGCCGGTGCTGCTGGCCAGCAGGCGGGTAGACGCCGTGTAGGTGAGGTCGGTGCCGGCGGTGTTGATGCCGGTGAGTTGCGAACCATCCACTGCCGGGAGGCGAGCGCTGCCGTCAAGCTCGACTACGTTGCCGGCGGCGGTGCCAGTGTTCTTGGCGGCGGCGGTGCCAAGCGTTGGTTTGTTCAGGATCTGGGCGTCACCGCTGCCGGCGTTCCAGTCGGCGTTGACGTTGACTTCGGCGCCAGTAGCAACACCGTCGAGCTTGGTCTTGTCGGTGGCGCTAAGCAACCCCGCCACGCTTGTGGTGGCTACAGCAGTGGTCGCAAGGTTATCGACATCTACTGTGCGAGTAGATGACTGGATTTGATCGACGCGTACTTTGCCGTATGCCATTAGACAATCACCCAGGTGGCGCCGGCAGGGACTGTCACAGTGTAAGTGGCTGCCACATCAACGTCACCGACTGATAACCCATTATAGCCAGCGGTGACCGTGTAGTTTTCAGCGATTACCTGCTGCGCGAGTAGGACCGGAGTTACTGGCGCGGATGTTCCTGGGGGGCCTGCCGGGCCTGCCGGGCCTTGGGGGCCCAGTGTTGTGGCAACTACTACCGAAGTTTGAGGTACAGGTACTACAACAGTAGCGCCGTTTTCTACGACAGTAACTGTGTTACTTACAGCAGTAACGCTTACTGTAGTCACGTAGAGTACCCCTCGTAGGCGTTTACGTCGCCCTCTAGGTAGTATTCGCGTAAGCCACTGGGGTTAATCAGCAGTACGTCGTAATAGGCTTTGCTAGGCAGAGTGGTTGTTTCGGTGTCAGTAAGCGATATGCTTATTGTGCCAGTGACACGATTAGTATAAGTAACTGTAAAATCAACATACTTAGTGGTGCGCTGCTTATTCCACATCTCGGCTTCAACGGTCCAGCCGGTCAGGTTTATGGCTGCGCCCGTGCTGTCTTTGAATTGCAGTGTGACGTAGTAATCCGCCCGGCGTTGCAGGCTGATGTTGTACGTACCAGGGGAAATAGCCATGATGTGCCTCCTTAGCGCAGTCTAGGGGAAGTCACGGGTGTGACTGCCCCCAGAGCTGAAGCGCGGCTTACTGGTACTTCTTGACGCCGAAGCCGGTGACGGAGACGACTGAACTGGCGGTGCCGACCTCTTCGTAGATGTTGACGCGCAAGTAGCGCTTCACATCGTCCTTGGAGATTGCAACGGAGCCGACGTAGGCGGCGTTACCGATGTCGGTGAATCCGCCGCCAGTGATGGTGGTGAAGTCGCCAGCGGTGGTGGTGTCGCTGTGCTCAAGGCGGACCTTGAAACCAGCGGACACACCAGCGGCGGTGGCCTGCATGACGAACACGACGTCGCCGTCGTAGCCGAGGAGGTCGATGGCGCTGCCTGCGCCGGTGGCGGTGACTGTTGCGGGGGCGTATGCAGCGAAGTGCTGCAGCGCCTCAAAGTTGCGTTGGCTGAGTGCCATGGCTTATTCCTCTGGGGTGGGGGATGGGGTCCGGCGGCGTGCCACCGGCTTGACTTGTGTCTTGGCCTCGACAGGCGCAGGCATGGCGCACATGGCCTCGACAGGCGCAGGCGCCTCGGCAGGCTTAGCGCGGCCCAAGCCGACTAGCAGCTGGCCATCAGTGACGCTCAGGTCGAGCACCTCCCCGAAAGATCGGGGGGTGCCCTGAACCATCACGTCAGCGGTTAGCTGATACCAGGCCATTAGGCGTTACCGGAACCGAACACGAAGGCGCCGGGGTTACGCACACCGAAGTCGACGTCTTGGAAGGCGACGATGCGGGTGGTGCCTTTGGTGCTGTTGGTATAGGGGTCGACGGTGATGTCAACGCCGGACCAGAAGCCGAAGATGGCTTGGCTGAAGTCGCCGAAGATGACGTTGGAGCCGATCAGCTGGTTGCTGACGCGGGCGCCGTAGCCGTTGACCTCGTTGTTGTCCCAGATGAACATCTCGCTGTTCGTGTTGCGCAGCGTCTGCTTGAGAGCGCCGCGGACGTGAGCGTTACCCACGTAGAACATCGAGTTGACGTCGAGGTTGGCCACGGAGACGGTGGTCTCCATGTTCACGTAGTCGGAGAAGTTACCGAAGTAGTAGGTAACGCCACCGATGGACTTGTTGGTAACCGCGTCGCTGGTGAGGGTCTCGGTGCCAACGCCGGTGATGTTCTTGATGCCTAGCAGGGCAGAGGAGCCGCCGAGGCCGTAGACACCGGAGGAGTCAATTGCCAGGGCGATTGACTCGGCCAGGTCAGCGCGGACCAGGGCTTCTACGTCCAGGGAGGACTGCTGCATGAGGCGACGGGTGATGTCCACGTAGCCGCCCAGTGATTTGGGGGTCATGGAGATCTGGCCCAGAGCGATGTTGGTCTCGCTCACGGCCACGTCTTCACCCACCCAGTAGGCGGTGGTGTTGCCGGTCTTTTTGGGGATGTCAACGTTGCCGGTCAGGCCGGTCAGCGTGGTGACGTTGAGGCCGAGCAGGGCGGAGCGGTTGCGAACGAGGTCGATGAACGAGCCGGTCAGCAGCTGGGTGTCCACCAAGTAGCCGCCGGAGGAGGCAGTGCCCGCGGCCTGAGGGGCGCGTTGCTGGGTGGAGGCCATTACGTCCCAGGGCATCACGACGCCTTTGGCGGCGCGGCCGAGCTTGACTTCGGCTGCCTTGGAGCAATCAAGCTCGAAGGAAGCGGCTTCGCGGGTGGCGCGGTCGGAGGGATCGGCCAGGTGGCGGATCACGTTCATCAAGCTGTAGCGCTTGACTTCCTGAGGGGTGAGGCCGATGGAGCCGGCGCCGTCGTCGTGGAGGCGGCCTTGGAACTCCTTACGGGTGCGGCCGAGCTGGGTGAGGACGGTCTCACGGGCTTGGTCGATGCTGGCGTCGTCGTTGATGAGGCGGTCGGCCATCTCGTCGCCAACTTGGTGCTGAGCACACATGGCGCGGATGACGGCAACCCGATCTCGCTCAGCAGCCCGAGCGGCGGATTGCACCTCTTGGATGTCGATAGACTGTTCCATGATCAGGGGTGCGGGGCTAGTTGCTTCAGTACCGCGCTCGGCGGACTGCTTAGTTCCAAGCATAACGTCGTCCGGTTGCATTAGTTCTTCGGGGGTATGCGGGACTTCGGCTTCATCGCCGCTACTTAGGGCGCGGCCTAGGCCGACTGTCTGGTCCGCCGGCACGCTCACAGAGGAAACCTCCAGAACATTCCATTTAGTGACCTGCATTTCGCCGTTGGCGGCTTCACGCATGTCGCCGATTTCGTAGGCGAAGGAGACGTTGCGGGTGATGCCGGCCTCGATGTCGCGGCGGCGTTTGTACTCCTCGGTGCCCTTTTCCTTAGTGTTGGGGCTCCACTTGACGGTGGTGTAGAGGCGGCGGTCGGCGCCGAGCCAAGCCTTTTCGGCGACGCCGAGGACGACATCGCGGTTGTGGTTCCACAGGTAGGCGCCACCGTCGTTCATGCGGCCCAGGTCCATGGCGCCCTCGTCGTGCATAAGCACCTCTTTGCCCCACCAGCGCTCGACGGGGGCTTCGGAGCTGAAACTGAAGGTGAGGCCTTGGTCGGTGCTGTCTTCGACGCGGACGCCTTGGGAGACCTCGCGGCGCAGGCCCTCTTTGTTGATGCGTAGGAGGTCTATGGGCGGAGCGGCGACACGCTCCAGCTCTTCATCAGGCGTCTTAGGCATGGTTTCTTCCTCGCTAAGCGGTGTAGTGGCGCCGCTAAGTGTTTCGGGCGATTCATTCAGCTTAGTGTCATCGTCTTCATCCTCATAAGCGGTGCGTAGGGCGTCAATTTTGCGGAGGGTGGAGAATTTGTGGCCTACGAGGGTCTCGGTTTCTTGCCAGCCTTCGCCGCGGGGTCGGTAGATGCGGATGAGGGCGGCGGGGTCTTCGGCGGTGGCCTCGATGCTGAAGTCGCTGTCGGGGACGCCGAGGGTGCCTTCGCGCATGATGTGCTCGATGCGCCCCCTTGCCGTACCACCGCTTGACTGCCAAGCGACGAAGTCCCCCGTACTTAGGGCGTCGGCCGCGGCACGGGAGCTGCGGTCCTCGTCGTTTTGTATGTGCCCAGCGTGGCGGTCGCTCCAGCTCTTGCCGGGATCACCGCCCCACGCTGCCCAGGCGACGCGGCCGGGCGAGGGGTAGCCGTCTTCGCCGGGACTGAAACCTTCGCCTTGTTTGTCGACTTCGTGCCGGGCGAACCAGGCACTCATAGTTACCACGGTGTCGGGACTTAGCTCGTCGCCGCTGAGTATTTGGGAGGCGCGGCGAGCGGCTACCTCGGTGCCGCCGGCCTGGCCTTCGTCTTTCCAATCGCGGTAGCGCTGCGCTTCCGTTCGCATCCCCTCAGTGGGTGTGAGGTCCATCTCTACACCGTTCACAATCGCCATAAGCTGCGGCGCTAGGCCTAGGTACTAGGTGCAGCTTAGGCGTGGCGCCTTGGTGCAGCCTAGTGGCGCGACTTAGCGGCGGCGCTTAGGTCGGTGCGCAGGAGGACGGGCGGTGCGTCGTCGCCCTCTAGGTAGAGGGGGGTGGAGCGTTGGGGGGCAGCGGGCGGCGGGGCGTTGTCTTCGTCGCTGTCATTGACGTCATTGACGTCATCGTCGTTGCTAGGTTCCGGCGCTGCGGCGGGACTAGGTGGCGCTGCGCCTAGGCCTAAGCGCTGCTTAATTTCGTTTTCCTTGGCAATCGTACTTATGGTGCTGTTGAAGTCGTTGCCGGTGTACTCCATTATTTGTTCGGCGTGTGTTTGGAGTTGCAGGGTGCGGGCCAGCTCCATGGCCTTCATCTCCTTGGCGGGGTCGACCCAGCTCCAGGCGCGGGCCTGCCAGTGGGGGGTGGTGTAGCGCTCGGGGCGCACAAAGACGTCGTTGAATAGCGGCATAGGCAGGGTGCTTAGTGCTGCGGCGCTTAGCCACTCCTCGAAGATGCGCTGGTGTACCTGCTGAATTAGGACCGACTGAATTACGCGCCAGTGGTCACGGTCCTCAAGGATGCTGAGGCGGCTCGATGAGTAGTTCGATTCGCTGAAGTCGCGGCTAAGGGTTTCGTAGCTGCAGCCGTAGCCGGCGGCGAAGCGGCGGGCAAGGTTGCGGACCACCGCTTCGTACTGGCCGTCGTCGGGGCCGAAGTCGGGTGGCATGGCGACTTCGCCGGGGAGGAGGAAGTTGTAGCTGCCGGGCTCGGTGTTCCAGAGGCGCTTGTCACCTTCGAGGGCGGGAGTGCCGTCGTCCTCGACGCTGCCGAAGGTTTCGGGTTCGGGGGTCTGAATCCAGCCGAGGCTGTTGGCCTGTACGCGCTTCCGCGTCCAATGGGCCTCTTCATACTTACCGAGGTTCCACGAAGTAGTAATTACCGAGGCAAACCACGGGATTCCGCGATTCTGGCCGATGCGCTCAGGGATGAAGACGTGGATGAAATCGGCAGCCTCGACAAATATGTGTTTCTGGGTGCCGTCGGTGTAGGTGCTGAGGTCGGAGTCGCCGGGGTGCTTGCGCAGGATGGCGTAGCGGGTGGGGCGGCCCCACTCGTTGAGTTCGACGCCCATGCGCCAGTAGTGGCCGGCGCGGTCGCTGTAGCCGGTGTAGTCGTCGTCGATCTGGTCGGCCTCGATCAGTTCGAGGGCGAGGGGGACGCGGCTGCGGCCCATGGGCTGGCGGACCAGGCGGATGCCAACTTCACCGGATTCGGGCAGAGCCCCGACGATTGACATCTCGATGCCGTGGAAGCTGAGGCGGCCAGTGACGTCGCAGGAGTCGGGGCGGCACCAGGCGTTCCAGGCGGCGAGGAGGGCGTTGTTGCGGCGCTCGTCCTTTTCTTGGCTGTTGGCGCGGAGGACTTGCGGCTGCATTTGGATGCCGCGGGCGCCGATCACGTTGATTTGGGTGGTGCGCTTGGCTTGACGGGCGTAGGGGTTGTCGCGGACCAGGGCGCGGCTGCGGTTGCGCAACACCTTGAGGCTGCCGCGCAGCTCGGCGTCGGCACTGGTGTTTGGCGCTAGGAAGTCAGTGGTGAAACGATTCCACTTAGCGGCGTCGAACATCCGCGTGCCAGTGCGGGCCAGTGGCGTGGCGGCGGAGCTTAGGCGATTGCGGAGCCAGGTGCGGATTCCCATGGTGGCCTAGTGGAAGCGGATGTAGAGGGAACGGCCATCGCCGCGGCCGTCGATGAGGCTGGTGGCCATGCGGTCGCGGGCAACCTCAGCTTTGAGTTGGTTGCGCCAGGCGATCAGCTGGGCGAGTTCGGCTCGCTTTACCATGCGGCCACCTGTCGCCGTACCTATGCGATATTCTTGTGCTCCGCCTATTAGTGCGCGTATTGCTTCTTCTGCCCCCTCCAGGTCTACTAAGCGAGTTTCGGCTGGAGTTGCCATATCTATGCCGCGATTCTTGTAAGTCTAGCTGTTGTGGGATGCACAGCACCTCAGCTTAGGACGTTGAATGCGGCGTGATTACGGGGTTTGGATTCAACCGCCGGGTCGTCGGGGAGGGCGCGGAGCTTGCGTTCCAGTTGGTCCCAGATGGTGCGGCGGTCGTAGAGCTGGTAGAGGCGGTGTAGGGCGCTATAGGCGTAAACGAGTTCGTCCAGAGCTTCGTTACGTGCGTTGCTCTTTTTCACCCACACACGTTGCGGGTATCCGTTTTTGAAGCGGAGAATTTGTTTTTCGGCAGTGAGTTCTTCGAAGTAATCGGTGCCGATTGTGGGATAGAAGTGTAAGTAGCCGGGGCCTTTGTCGTTGTGTTTGAGGCGGCCGAAGAGTAGGGATTTGATTGTGTCGGTGCCTACGGGGAAGACTTGGGCGCCTTTGCGGAGGGTCTTGCCGCTGTGGTTGAGGTCGACCTTGGACGCTTTGCCTAAGGGGGGCTTGCCCTTGGTCGACATGCCCTTGATGCCGATGGTGCCTAGGGCGGCGCGTTCGCGGGTGTAGGCGTAGACGTCGGCGGTGTGGTGGCCGCCGGAGTCGATGGCGCAGATCGAGATTTTGAGGTCGAGGCCGTCTTCGCTGATGAAGGGGCGGGTGAGGATTTCGTCGAGCTGCTTCCAGAGGTCGGGGCGGGAGGGGTCGCCGTAGATGACGGAGCGGTCGATTAGCCACGCTTCCTCCTCACGTCCCCAGCCCCAGACACTCAGGCTTAGGCGGTCGTCTTGGACGTCGCAGCCGATAGTTAGCGCCAAGACTTGGGCGGGGACGATGAGGCGTTCGTAGGTTTCGGTGGAGGCGCGTTCCTGCAGCGAGGCCGCGCCGACCTTCGAGGCGTACTCGTCCTCCCACACCTCGCCTAGCACCGTATTTACGAAGGTCTTGAGTTGTTCGGCGTCGCCTTTGGCGTCAAGGAACTCCTCGACGAGGTTGGACCAGCTGGCGTTGGGCGAGTAGGAGTAGGCGGCCCAGATGTGGAAGCTGGCGTGCTTGCCGTTGCCTGGTGCTGTGGCACGCCATTCGCCGCGCTCGACCATCCAGCGCTTTTTGGAGTGGGGGATGAGTTCAGCGCAGCTTTCGCATTGGTAGGCGGCGGTGGAGGGGTCGTTGTTGGTCCACTGCAGACTTGGCCACTTGAGGTACTGCATGTGGGTGCAGTGAGGGCAGGGCACGAAGTAGCGGCGCTGGTCCCCTTGAAGGAACATCCGCTCGATGCGGCTGAAGTCCTTGATGGTGGGGGTGGAGCCGGCGACGATTTTGCGGTTCCAGTAGTACTCGGTGCGGCGGATGCCGAGCTTGATCTGGTCGCCTTCTGCGCCGGCGGATTGGGGGTAGCCGTCGGTCTCGTCGAAGAGGACGACGCGGCGGCTGACGCGGCGGAAGCCGCGGGGCGAGTTGGCGCCAACCAGGCTGAGCGTTCCACCGGGGAACTGCTTTTGGAGGATCGTGTTGGCGCCGTCCTTGGCTTTGGCTTCACTGACTAGGCCGGCGAGGCAGGGGGTGTCGCGCAGCATCGGCGCAATCTCTTCTTTGGAGTAGCCCTGCGAGTCCTCGATGGTGGGCTGCACCAACATGATCGGGCAGGGATCTTGATGTATGTGATAGGCGATTACGTGGTTAAGTATTTTGGAATAGCCCACCCTTGCGCTTTTCATTACCGTTATCTGTTCGAGGTGCGGATCGCTTATGGCGTCCATCATTCCCTTTTGGTAGGGGAGTGTGTGCCAGCGGCCGCCCTCGGCGCTGCTCTCGGCGCTGAGGTAGGCGTAGGTGTCGGCCCACTCGCTGAGGGAGAGGCGTTTTGGGGGTTTGAAGGCCTTGTAGGTGGCGCGTTCTAGGCGGGCCAGGTTAGTAAGCGACATAGGTAAGCGGTGGTGGGGCAGCGGCGCGGCTTAGTGGCGCGGCTTAGGGCTCTGCGTCTGCTGAGGCGGCCACGTCCTCAAGGGTCTCGCGGACTATGTCGTCGAGGAGGGTGATTGCGTCGGTGTCGAGGTCGGGTATGCGCTGTTTCGCCTTAGTTGGTATCCCGAGTATCTTTGTGCGTGCAATTGTGATAATTTCTACCCATTTTGACTCGATTTCGTCCGCTTTTACCAGTGATTTTTCTTTTTGCTTGCGTTCCAGCTCTAGAAGTTCCGCCTTCAGATACTCCGTGCGGGCGCGAGATTCGTTGTAGTCGGGGACTTGATCCTCCGTTCGTGCCAGCGACGTATCGCTCTCCTGGGCGCGACACCGTTCCTCTACCGGGCGAAGCGGCTTACCGGCGGAGGGGTCTGACGGGGTCTTAGGGCCGCGGCCGACTCGCCTTTGTGTTTTGCGTTCCCATTCCTCTCGCATCGTGTCGGATTGCACCAATTCGCGCCCGTCTGCAGTGTGTACCACTGATAGGCGGCCTGCATTTACTGCGGCGTAGACCGCTTCTTTGGTAACGCCTAGGGCTCTACCTGCTTCTGCTTTTGTGATTAAAGCCATGCGGTAAGTGTAGCGTTGTATTAAGCCACTTAACCAACTTTACGTGCTACAGTGGCCGGCTTTTTGTTTTTTGGCCGGGTTGGGCAACTATTGCTAATACAAGCGAAGTAACTATTTCGGCTATTGCCTAGCCCAACGTTGGGCTCCGAAACATTC